GCAGGCACAGATCGCGGTCAACACGACGCAAGCCGAGCAGAATCGGGCAGAGGCGACCAAGCTGATGACCGAGGCGCAGCTCATGCCGCAAGAGGTCCAGGCCAAGGTGATCGCATCGACCACCAAGAACTTGCCAGCGGGCAACGAGTCCAACGAGTTCGACAAGCGGGTTAAGATCGCGGAGCTGATGCTCAAGGAAGCGGACATCAAGAACAAGAGCAAGATTGTTGAGTTGCAAATGAACAATGCAAAGAACAATGTTGTGGACGCGGAAAATGACTTCCTCGAAACTTTGAACATGGAGCTTACAAATGGCAATCGATAAAATTTTCAATAACTCAAACATTGACGATTTGGCGGACAATGTGTTGAGTGAAGTTGATGACTTCATGTTAAGCGTAGAGAAGATGCAAAAGCGCAAAGTTGCGGGCAACGTGCAGTTGGTCATCCAGGCGCTCAAGAAAATCGACAACGACATCCGTGAGAAGTACGACGGTGTGACCACGGTGATTGAAAAGCGTGTGTCCACCATCAAAGATGGCCGCAACGGCATCGACGGCAAGGACGGGCGCGACGGCAAGGACGGTCGTAATGGTAAAGACGGTACGCCAGGCCCACGCGGCATGGACGGCGCACGCGGCATGGACGGCAGTGACGGTGAGGACGGCGTATCGGTCACCAATGCGTTTATTGATTTTGATGGCTCGCTGGTCATCAACCTGTCTGATGGCCGATCGCTGAACGTGGGTGAAGTGGTAGCGCCTGATCTGGCCGAGAAAATCAAGGTCATCACCAACGGCGGCGGCACCAGCCAAGGCGTGCTGGACACGCTGACCAGCCTGCAAAACCAGATCAATCTGATCTCATCGGCTTTGGTCTACAAAGGCACTTGGAACGCAAGCACCAACACGCCCGCGCTGGCATCTGGTGTTGGTACAGCGAACAGCTTTTACATCGTGTCGGTCGCAGGCACCACGACCTTGGACGGCATCAGCAACTGGGGGGTGGGTGACTGGGCTACGTTTAACGGCACGGCCTGGCAGCGGGTTGAGGGCGGCGCAGCGGGTAACTTCACTGACCTGACTGCTTCTGGCACTGTTACTTTGTCTGCCGGAGAAGCCAACGGCGTGGCCTTCCTTAACGGCAGCAAAGTTTTGTCAAGTAGCAGTTTTTTCACTTACGATGACACTAACGGTATAAGCCTGCTTAGAGCGCTTAATCAATCTGGAGCCACATCTTTTACCAGCGGCACTACGTCTATTGGATCAAGTAGTGGCACATCTACCGCCAATCCATTTTTTCAATTTCAAGGCCGCAACGATTGGCCTTTTCCGCAGATTTTAAGATTCCAGGCCGACTACGTTAGTGGCGCTGCCTCGGGGATGGGCCTGACAATTTCCTCCAGGGTATCTGACGGAACTTTCCAAAACCGTTACAGACTTTTGGCTGACGGAACTGCTCATATCTGGAGTCTTGGCGCATCTGGCACTGAACAAATGCGCCTGACCAGCACAGGTCTGGGTATTGGCAACAGCAGCCCAACGGCAAAACTGGAAGTCAACGGCAATGTAATTCTTGGCGCAGAGGTTTACCGTAATTCTGACTCCAGTTATATGCGTATTGCAGGTGGTAATCCTGCTGCAACTGGTGCAAACGTAATTATGTTTGGATCAACTCACGCAACCGCGCCGGGGCGTCTTTCTCTAAGCACGAGTGGAACTGGAGTTATTCAATTTAATACGGGAGCTGGGCCATCAGAAGTTATGCGCCTCGACTCCTCCGGCAACCTCGGTATTGGGACGACTTCGCCAAACTACCTTGCAACACTTTATAAGGCTTCACTGCCGATTCTCCAGCTTGCAAACTCCACTTCAGGCTCAACTGCCGCAGATGGTCTGCTGATTTACCTGAACGGTGCAAACGCTACTATTTCAAACGAAGAAGCAGGAGCGCTTAACTTCCAAACTTCAGGATTGCTTAGAGCCACCATCGACTCCTCCGGCAACCTAGGTATTGGGACGAGTTCGCCTGATTCAAAACTGCACGTTGTCAGCGGGGCAAGTTCTACGCTTGCTCAACTTCGTATTGGTTTTAACGGAACATCCGTTAATTATTACGATGCCAATACGCATTATTTCCGAGATGGTTCTGGCCCGACAAACAGAATGATCCTCGACTCCTCCGGCAACCTCGGTATTGGGACGAGTTCTCCTGCTGCACCGCTTCATGTGTTTGCTAACAATGGCGATATGCTTCGTTTAGACAGAAACAATACTGGAGCGGTTGGGAACCAAATTGCGTTTAGGCATAGTAACGCTGGAACATTGACTGAAACGGCGTCTATAAATGCTATTTCAACTGCTAATGCCGATACTGGAACACTTGCGTTTTATACAAAACCAACTGGCGGTAGCTCAACAGAACGCGCCCGTATTGACTCCAGCGGTAACTTGCTGGTGGGGAGTACGAGCAGTGCAGAAACAAGCGGCGTTGGCCATAAAATCAACACCAGCGTAACAGCTCCTTGGCTTGCGACTGTAGGTTCTGTATCAACTGACGCAAATGTAAGTTACTCACTGTACTCCACAGGTGCGGCGGCTTATCGGTTTTATGTTGGCTATGGCGGCACTATTTTTGCTACATCCATTGTAATTTCCGCTATTTCAGACCAGCGCCTTAAAGAAAATGTGCGTGATCTTGAGACTGGTCTTGATTCAATTATGGCACTTAAACCTCGCCGCTTTGACTGGAAAGAAGGCAAAGGTCAAGACAAAAAAGATGTTGCTGGTTTTATTGCTCAAGAATTTGAAACAGTTTTTCCTGAATGTGTTGGAGCAACAAAAGCTGGGGAAGATGGTATTGAGTACAAGAACATCAACCACGAAACATTGATACCTACTCTTGTCAAAGCTATCCAAGAACAACAAGCCCTCATCAACTCACTCAAGGCACGTTTGGATGCCGCCAATCTTTAACCCCCGAAAGGACTCATCATGACTACCACTTGGACAATCACAACCACCAACTACGAAGTCTCCAACGGCTTCATCACCACAGCCCACTGGACTGCTACAGCAGTTGACGGAGACTACACAGCCTCCATCTATTCCACTTGCAGCTTTGCCGCTGCTGAACCAAGCATCCCCTACGCCGATGTAACCATGCAAGAAGTGCTGGACTGGTGCTGGGCAAACGGCGTGGACAAGACAGCCACCGAAGCTGCTCTGGCTCAAAACATTGAGTTGCAGAAGAACCCTGTGACAGCCACTGGAACTCCTTGGAGCGCAGCATGAACTTGAACCTTGAGCCAAACGAAGTGCAATTCATCTTGCAGGTCTTGGGTGAGATGCCAGCCAAGTCAGGTGTGTGGCCCTTGATCGTCAAGATTCAAGAGCAAGCAGCAAAGCCTGACGAAGCCGTAGGCGGTACTGACTGATGGCTCAGATTGACGAAACCGATGCAAAGTTGAGCACCCATGAAGCGGTGTGTGCGGAACGCTACCTGTCTATTCAGAAGTCTTTCGAGAACGGCTCCAAGCGCATGAGCAGGATTGAGTACATCTTGTATGCCCTGATCGCGGTGACGCTACTCGGCCCCGGCTTTGCTGCTGAACTTTTGAAAAAGATGCTGTTGTGAAAGATTGGGCCGTTAGCTTCATCGCTGCGGCCCTCCTTTGTGGGCTGGTGGTCTGGTGCGCCAAAGTATTTGTTGAGGTGCTGCGATGATTGCCGAACTTGCTGCTGCTAACGCTGCTTTTGCAGTCATCAAAGGCGCTCTAGCCAACGGCAAAGAACTGTCTGCGCTCGGCTCACGGGTGTTTGACTACTTTGACAACAAAGCAGCGATCCAAGAAAGAGCCACCAAAAAGGGCGGCGGCTCCGACATGGAAGAATTCATGGCGTTGGAGCAACTGAACGCGCAAGAAGTGGAACTGCGCGAGAGGATGGTCTACGAAGGCAGACCGGGCATGTGGGGCGATTGGCAGAAGTTCCAAGCCGCTGCTGCCCGTAAGCGCAGGGAAGCCAAGGAAGAAGCCGCCAGAGAAGCAAAGAGGCGACAGCGGCAGCTTGAAGACATGGCTGAGTACATCGCCATCGGATTGGGAGTAATCGTCCTTGCTGGCCTTCTGGTAGGCGGCATTGTTCTTTACATGAAGCACCTGAGATGAGCGAAAAGCCTGAGTCCATCATTGACAAAGTGCTGTCCTATGTGGACTCGCCGTTCAAGCTGTTCGCTATCCTTATCATGGGCGTGGTGGCCTTTGCCGGGTACTTCCTTTGGCAAAACCAAGAGTTCATGTTTGATGCGTACAAGGAATCCAAAAAGCTGCCTGAGATCAACACAGCACGAGCCGATGATGCCAGTTCCATGCTGCTCAAAAAGACAGGGGCCACGGTCGTTGCGGTGTTCAAGGTCAACCCGCTGTTCAACAGCCGGGTGCTGTACAAGGCGTACACCAAGGACGGGCGCGACAAGACGATTGAAGACATTGATGTGGGGCTGTTCAGCCAAAACTCTGCCAATAACGCAGATGTGATCAAGTTGATGACCAACGAGATACCGTGCGGCGACTACCGCTACGCACAGTCTGAAGTGGGCCTGTGGTACTTGGAGAAGGGCGTGACGTTTACTTGCCGGGTCAGCGTACCACCAGACAGCCACCGCTTTGTTGGACAGGTCACGGTCGGGTGGGCAGAGCCACCGACAGACATTCAACAAGTAAAATTCATGCTGGAGATCGCCAGCGCCATGCTAACCAAAAGGGGTAATTGATGCTTTCACTATTTTCAACTCTTGGGGGTCTGCTGATCTCCGGCCTGCCAAAGCTGCTGGAATACTTCCAGAACAAGGCTGACCAAAAGCACGAACTGGCACTGGCGCAGATGCAGACCGAACGCGAGCTGCAAATGGCTGCCGCTGGTTTTGCTGCGCAGGCCAAGATCGAGGAAATCCGCACTGAGCAGGTCGCCATGCAGACCCAAGCGCAGATGGCTGAGGCCGAAGCTGGCATGGTGCAAGGCGCTCAAGAGCACGACAAGGCTGTGCTGGCCAAGGCATCCACATGGGTGGCCAACTACGTGGGCACTGTGCGCCCGACAGTGACGTACATCTTTGTGTTCGAGCTGTGCGCCATCAATGCCTTCATGGCGGTCTATCTGTGGAACCACCCCGGCCTGATCACCAGCATCGACGATGTTTTGAAGTACGCCGACCTGCTGTTCAGCGCCGATGAGATGGCGATGCTGGGTGGTATACTAGGGTTTTGGTTTGGATCAAGAACTTGGAGCAAGAAATGACCATCGGTGTATACGCTGTTCACAACAAAATTAACGGGCGTGCCTACATTGGCAGCTCAAAACATGTTGAGTTGCGACTGATACACCACAAGAGTTACATCAACACAGGCTTGTTTCTGCACTATCAGGGATACGCTGAAGACGCTAAAAAATATGGCGTGGATGCGTTTGAATTTAAACTGTTGGCCGCAACGCCCACAATTGCTGAGGCTAGGGATATGGAGCAGGCGTTTTTGGGCATCTTTTTGGGGGACTTGTACAACAAGGCCCCAAGTGCAAATGGTGCAAGTGGCACCAAGCGCCAAAGCAAGCCCTACAAAGAAGGCGCAGCCAAGAGAAATTCTGACCCAGAATATCGCGGTAAGTTGAGCGCGGCATGCAAAGGAAAACGTGAGGTTGTGCAGTGCCCACACTGCGGCCTACAGGGCGGCGGAGGCAATATGCGCAGGTATCACTTTAATAAATGCGGGAAAAAGCCGTGAAAACTTCGGACAAAGGCATCCACTTGATGCACGAATTTGAGGGCTACCGAAATAAGCCCTACAAATGCAGTGCAAAAATCTGGACCGTGGGGTGGGGCCACGCCATGTACGGCGATCAGTTGCGCCTGCCCAACGTGCGTACTGGGACTTACACCGGGATGATCCGTGATGACTACCAACTCAAACCCGAGGACAGCAGGGTCTGGTCGAAAGAAGAACTGGTTGAGATTTTCAAAGATGACCTCGTTTCTTTTGAACGCAGTGTTCTTCGACTTGCTCCCAATCTGGCTGGCCATCAGTGCAAGTTTGACGCTTGTGTCGCTCTGGCCTTCAATGTAGGCTCGGGCAACTTCCAGCGCAGCACCATACGGCAGAAGATTCTGCGGGAAGACTGGGACGGCGCTGCCGAGGCGTTCTTGGCTTGGTCCAAGGCTGGCGGGAAAGTCTTGCCGGGTCTGGTGCGCCGCCGCAAGGCCGAAATTGCTTTATTCCTATCGTGAGAAACACATGACGCCAGAACTACAAAAGTACTACGAAGCCAGGTTTGACCTGTTCTCCCAGGATGGCTGGCTTGACCTGATGGAAGACGTAGACGTAATGTTGGAGGCGATGAATAATGTCTCTACCATTGCGGATGAAAAAAGTCTACAATTTCGCAAAGGCGAGATTTCTATCCTGACTTGGCTGAAAACCCTGAAAGGGGTCAGCGAACGAGCATACGAGGATTTGAATGAAAAGAATGTTTGAATTTGCCTGCGATTGCGGGCAGCGCACTGAGGCACTGGCGGATTATGAGACCGCCAGCGTGCAGTGTGGGTGCGGGGGGCTTGCCCACCGCATCATAAGCGCACCGAAGTTCAACCTTGAAGGTTGGTCTGGGCACTTTCCCTCCGCTTACGGACGGTTTGAGCACAGGCACACTGAGAAGTTGAGCGCCGAGCGCAAAGCCAACTCATAAGCGCCCAGCGCCGAGTTGATTATCCTACAACCATTTTGGCAGGAACATAAATATGTTGATTGACAATGAATCTGAGCCGCTAGGCGAACTCGAAATTGAAGAAACGAAATCCGATCTTCCTGAAAAATACAGGGCCAAAAGTTTGGAAGAAGTTGTGCGGATGCACCAAGAGGCTGAAAAGCTGATTGGCAAGCAGGCCCAAGAGGTCGGCGAAGTCCGTAAATTAGCTGACGAGTTGCTCAAGCAAAACCTCGGGTCTAAACAACAGCGTATTCAGGAGGAAGAACCTGAAGTTGACTTTTTTGAGAACCCTCAAAAAGCAGTTCAATCGACCATTGATAGACATCCCGATGTTGTTGCGGCCCGCCAAGCTGGCCAAGATTTCAAACGGATGCAGATTCAGCAAAAGCTGGTGCAGGATCACCCCGACTACTCCCAAGTGGTCAATGATTCTGAGTTCCAAAACTGGGTGAAGTCTTCACCCGTGCGACTGGGACTCTACGCAAAAGCCGATGGTGAGTTTGACTATGATTCGGCGAATGAGTTGTTGTCCACCTTCAAGCAACTTCGCGGCGTTAAGGCCAAGGAATCCGATCAGGCGAGTACCGCTGCACGGACCAAGAGCATGAAAGCCGCGCAAGTCGATGTGGGTGGCTCAGGCGAGAGTTCAAAACGAGTCTATCGAAGGGCCGACCTCATTCGTCTCAAGATGACAGACCCGGCAAGGTACGAAACACTGAGTGATGAAATCATGCAGGCGTACTCTGAAGGGCGTGTACGGTAATTAAACTTTGGAGCTTTTAACATGGCAAACACCGCTTTTTCCCCCACCAATTCGGTAACCGTTACCTCCGCAGCGAACTTCATCCCAGAAATCTGGTCTGATGAAATCGTTGCTTCTTACAAGAAAAACCTCGTCTTGGCCAACCTGGTCAAGAAGATGTCTTTCAAAGGCAAGAAGGGTGATACCGTCAACATCCCTAGCCCAGCCCGTGGCAACGCCTCGGCCAAAGCCGCTACT